ATCATATACGCGCAGATGAGGCATAACGCCCACTGATTTATCATCTACTCCTCGTATTCCTACGTGGATACCTACACCGCCCCCGAGCATAGACAGCCAGTTGACCTCGGATAGAGTGTCTACAAGCCCTTCAGCGGAGTCATCTAGGTAAGATAAGAAGCAGCTTATAGGTAAGCCTCTCTTTCCTCGTCCATATGACAGGATGGGGGTGCTGTATGACAGCCAGTGCTTAGACGAGTAGTCGTAGAGGCGCTGGGCATGTGCAGGGTTACTTGAGAACTGCTCAGAGACCGCTGCAAAGCGTTCTTGTGGGCTGATCTCCTCATCTTTCATATAGCTTTCACGTAAACGCGCCATTCCGAGCTCATCAAAGAGTCCGTCACGCGATAGATCCATAACTACACTCATCGTTTGTCTCCACTGCCGCCTAAAACGCCACGGTCCTTACGACTTTGGAGCTTGGCAAGATTCCTCTCAGCTATTACTGAAAGTGGAATGCCCAAGTCAGACGCTAGGACGCCACAATACCAGAGGGTATCTCCTAGCTCTTCAGCTATGTCGGATTTGTCTGAGTCACTAAAGACACCAGCCTTATCCCGTATGATCTTCTTAATTTTGCCTAGTACTTCTCCGGCCTCATTAGACACCCCCATAGCTGGGTAGATGATCTTCATGGTAGAGGGGTAGATGGCCGTCTGTATCGCACGGGCTTGGTAATGGTCAAAATTCATCATTATTCTTCTTCCTCTAAGGTTGCCTTGAGTGCGTCTAAGTACCAAGAGGCCTTCTGGAGGTCCTGTAGAGGCTTGCCCTTATAGTCGTACCTCCAAAGGTACTTCATCGTGTTACCTTTGAGATAACCTCTAAACTCAATAGGGGACATACTGGCTTGAATGGCCTCAATGGCCTCCACAGATCCTGTATTGTAATGGTCTGGATTATTGACGACGTCCTCACTTGTGGTGTGCGCCTCTGTCATCCAAGCTTCTAGGCCTGTCTTGTCTATAGCAGGGGCGGAATCTCTGACCCTATCCCAGTCTGCCGGTGTGGCTTCGCTGAGCCTTTTTCCATTTTCCATACTCTATTCCTCACTTTAGTTTTATGTAATTTTTTTGATGATTTTTAATGACTTTTTGTTAGCCGGTTCAGCCATCCAAGCCTCTGGTATTAGCTTATCTGCATAGGGCAGACCCAGCTTAACGCACTCATCACAATATCGAGTCTTGGAGCCCTTGCGTATTTTGCCATTCGAGTTGCTGAATACCATTCTAAGGTCCAGGTCAGGGTACTGCTCTTTGAGTAGCTTATGCTTCTTACGGGAGTCTAAATCCCAGCGCCCTTTAGTCTCTATGACGATGCCATTCTCTAAGACAAAGTCTGGCGTGTAGTTGTGGTTACTGGTTGGAACAACATAGGGAATTTTAAATGGCTCATACTCAGCATTACATCCCGCTTCTTTTAATTGATCCTGTACTCTCTGTTCCAGACCAGACCTGTAGCCTGCTTGTATAGCCCGCTTCGACGCGGCATATGGCTTCTTCACTAACCACCCCGCTTGCGTGTTGGGTGCGGTGTGAAGGGCTTCCCTACCATAGGGGGGTGCCGCCATAGCTCAGGTAATTTTGAGTAACAGGAGGGGCACAGAACTGAGTCCCCGCGTATTACAACTCCATCTTTTTCCTTGCACGTCGTGCATGGGGGAAGACTATGCATAGTTAGATACCTGCGGTATGTGGTCGGTCCACACGTTGACGATAAAGGCTCGTCTGCTTCCTGTGTGTACACGGGAGACCCGATGGTACTGGGACGGATCAAACATTATAAGGCGATTAAACTTTGGCTGTAGTCTCTCTATTTCGTCAAAGTCATCGTTAACTGCAACTTCTAGATACCCACCTGTAAAGATGTCGTCATACGGGTAGTAAACGAAGCCTATATTGGGGGATACAGTTGAGCCTAAACTGGAAAAGACATGCTCGTCTTTATCTTGGTGCCATGGAAGACTATCGTAGCCCGCTATCTGATTACCCCAGTACTCGAAGCCTTTAATTTTGGCACCCGTCGCGTAGCACACCCAGTCTATCTTTTTGTACATCTTCTGAATTATGTCAGTCCAGACGTTCCAGTTACGACGGTTATTATAGTCCTCCATGCTGAGCCAAGCAGTGTCCCTTGGAAGGCTACTCCATGCATCAGGGTCTTCTAACTTCTGGGAAATGCCTGAGCCCTCCCTAATGAAACCATCAAGCAACAACATCGTTATACTCCGTGTACCAAAAATGACGGGGCTCTTTAGCTTTTGAACCAGCTTGTGGCTTAAACTCAGCGTCTGGCCAGCAAGTACCTCTAAAGTCACAGAAATTACAGTTCATTGGTAAGCGTTTATTGCCAGTCGGCTTGCGATAAAAATACTCGTCTTCCGGCTCAAAGCACCGCTCAAATTCCTTATCCAATTCCACTGTCCTAATTGTGTTTTCTATTTTGCTTTTGATCTGCCGAGTTTCTTCTTCCGTGGGTGTAGCCTCTACGAAGAGGACCTCACCACTAGACTTGTCAGCAGTTATCCAGCCGCCCATTGGCTTACCCTGACCTTCAGAGTATCCATACAGCTGTCCTATGTAGCCGAAGTCATCAGACTTCTTTAGGGCGTCATAGCCGTTGGCCCATTTGTTCTTAAATGCCCATGGGGAGCAGGACTTGATGTCCCACACGGCACCATCAATATCGATGTCGCTCTCACCTTTGATAGTGGTGTCGGCAATGTCAAAACTGACGATGTCCTTGCCACCAGTTATGTTGGCGTTAGCCAGCTTTAACAGGGCAGTTAAGTACACCTCTACAGCATCACCAATCATCATACGCATAATGAAGTTGGCGCTGCGTCTGCTAGGCTTGGCCCCCGACTTCTCCATCTGGAGCTGGCAGGGTGCTCGGCCAATGTTACTCATCCTAAGACGGAAAGAACCATTTTCACGGCGCAGTTGTTTAATTAGTGTTTCTCGAAAATCCTCAACAGCCTCATCAATAACTGAGTCAGGCACGTCTACAGCTTCACCGTTGGAGAGTCGTTCCATCACTAGCTGCAATTCAGCAGCAAGAATATTAGTCATAATTTATCCTCAAATTCATTAGGAAAAAAAAGGGGCTTGCGCCCCTAAAGGTTGAGGAAAATTATTCTAGATCATTTGCTAGATCAGTGGCGTAGCCTTCAAGGGCATCACCAGCAGCACCAAAGGCCTCTGTCTCCATATGGGCGTTCTTATAGCCCGTCTCGATACGAGAGTTCTCCTGCTTAGCCATGTCGTAGAATACCCGCAAAGTATCCACGGTATCTGTGTCCATGACTGCACCAGTCTTATGATCTACAGCAAAGTCGATGATGAAGGCTTTACCCTTCTTGGTAGTCGTCATGTCAATCCAGACATCGGTCATACCCTTGCCATACGGCAGAGCTTTCACAACGCTGTCTTCAAACGGCATAAAGTTTGAGCCCTTCAAAAACATCTGAAATGGTTGGTCCACAACCTTGACGGTTTCACCCTCGGCATTGGTGCCTTCCATCGTGACTATGCCACGCAGAATACGGAACGCCTTTACGCGACCTCTCCACATAGACTGGTCTTCATCAGACAGCTGGCGAAGGGTCTTGGCATCAGGGCGGCCACAACGCATGCCACCTTTCATGTCACGGGGCTCACGCTTGCGCATGTCGTCCATCAATACCGTCTTGTTCACTATCTTGTACGTTTGAGGATCTGACTCTCGGTACTGGAAGTGTTGGGCCAGAATGCGAATCTTAGCTGTAGGAGCATAGATAGGGTCCTCTGAGTCACTAAGGAGAAAAGTCCCTCTCTTGACGTCACGGCCCTGCTTATCTTCTGGTTCATACTGAACTTTTAAGAATGGTACCTTAATCGTATCTTCAGTCGTGCTGCCCTGAAGTGCTCCTAGTAGCATAGCTACTTCTGACTGGTCTACTGCTGATAGTTCTGTACTCATTTTATTACCTCAATGGGTTTTAGTTAGGGTGTTTAGGATATCTCCTGATAAGCCCCCTAGTCAAGGGGTATTTCTTCCTGATCCATCCAATTTATGCCTCTAGATACTTCAACATCAAGAGGTAGTCGGAAGTCGTAATCCCAGCGCTCTTTGGCTTCATCAACCACGCCGGCCATGGCCCAAACCAAGGCAGCAGTTACCTGCTCAGCCTCTTCAGGCGCTACGTCGCACACAATACTGTCGTGGACGCTGCAAATCAGTTTTGAACGTAGCCCGTCTTCTCTGAAACGGCGAAGAGCCCGTATACAGCTAAGCGGTACTATGTCGCCGGTTGCCCACCCTTGAACGGGGTAGTTCATCACGGCATTGGCGTTTGTTATTCGCCCATTCTTTATTCTTTTAGCATTAGGGAAGTAGTATTCTCTCCCACTTGGAACCTTAACAAGCCCATCATCTAGAACCCCAGCAAACAGCCTCTTGTGCCAGTCTGCTAAGCCCTTGTAGATGTTAAAGAACTCGTCAAAGTAGTGCTGTATATGCTTAGGCTCATTAGCACCTCGGCCCCCAAAGAGGGGTCCAAACGTATACGCCTTAGCCTGCTGACGCATAGTCTTAGTGACGTCAGACTTCTCGCACTGGTTTATAATCATTGCAGTCTGCTTATGGACGTCCTTTCCATTAAGGATGTCTGAGATGATCTGTTCATCACCACTAAGCTCACCAGCAACTCTAAACTCCAGGCCGCTAAAGTCTACTTCGTATATCCAGCCACCCTCAAAGCGTGACGTGATCGCCTTTCTTACAGGGAACTTATTGCCCTTGGGCATGTTCTGGAAGTTAGGCTGACTACTAGACAACCTGCCGGTGCGAGTGATGCACTGGTTAAAGTTTGCATGCACTGCCCCATCACTGCGGGTCCAAGTATCAATGCCGGTGACAAAACTATCTAAGTAAGTGTTGATAGCATTGAGACGAGTCATCTTCTGTAGGAAGTCCACGGCAACCAGATTATCTTTATCGTGAGCCTGACCAATTAACCTAAGCAGGGTTGTTTTGTCTGTCTTAAAGCCATGCACACTTGCGTCAGCCACGCCTTGGGGTAGCATCTTCAGGCCAGCTGTAGTTCCTGTATCTTGATAGGTAGCGCCCACCTTCTTGCAGTCAGGACAAGGGCTGTGGTTTTTGTATGGGGTACCATCCTTCTTCGTCTTGCGGATGTAACCTGTACCACTACACGGATGACAATGCTGGGCCACAGTACGCTTAGCAACTACTGTGCTAAACCTTACTTGCTGAGTGAACTTAGAAGGTGACATACGCGGTGGGTAGAGCGGCTTTCCCCTTGAGTCTGTTCCGATGTTCATAACATCTTTCCAGTGCTCTTTGCGTTCAAGCCTACGTGAGTAGATGACCATAGAGAGATCTGCGCCAGAGTTTAAATTGATGGGCGTGTCTCCCATTACATCTAAAACAATCTCTTCTAGCTTAGCCTTAATCTCCAGCTTCTCAGCCCGATAGGAGTCGCCTACTTCTTGAAGTATGTCTCGGTCAATGTGGATGCCGTTGTACTCAATTTCACAAAGAAAGAAGAGCATCTCGTTCATCAGTTTAAACGTGCTGATAAGGCCACTGTTTAAGTCGTCCTTTAGGTCTTCTAACTGAGCAACGAAGATCTCCGCGCACGACTGCACATCCGCTTCCGCGTACTCAACAACCTTGTCCAAAGCAATTTGGTAGAACTCCAACCCGCCCTTGAACTCTGCGTCGATGAGGTCTGACTTCTTGCGCGTCACGTCTCTTCTCTCAGCAGTAGCCTTGAGGCCTTTCTCTACATGACCACCACGGGCAAGGATGTACTCACCAATCATGGTACACCAGCCATGCTCGGGGAGGCTCATGTTGATGCTACGCAACCAGTTAGCGTCAAACTTTAGGTTGTGTGCCACACAGACGTCACTGCTGCTTAGATCCTCAACAAATTGTTTTGGATAAGTGCCCTGATCTGCCTCGTCCATTTCCTCATGGTATACAAGATGAGTAAGTACAGGGCCTGCTAAGTCTTCTGCCAGCAGAATAGGGTCAGTGATGTCACGCAGCACCTTCCAGTGGATGCTTACCAGCATGTTGTTGGCGTTGAAGGGGGAGTTGTCCCTTATGTTGTTCTCTCCAACTCGGCTGGTGCCACACTCTAAATCAAATACGCAGACTCGTTTAAACCACATAGCGTGAGATCTCCGCTTGAAGGAAGCAGGTTACTGTACCGTGCCAGCCATTAAGTTTGTTCTTTCCGACTGTAAGATACCTAGTCATGTCTGGCTCACCATCAGACTCCAGAGCACCGATGCCGATAATCAAATCTAGCTCCGCACTCTTACCAATCTTTGAACCTTCCATCTCAAAGGGACTTAGGCGTGTCTTACCTCGTGCCTCATTGGATGCCTGTGACATTGTAATGAGGGCAGCATTTGCCTTCTTACTAAATTCACGCAGGGATCTATACAGCTCTCGCAACCTCTCGTGGGATGCCCCGAACTGACCTTTGATGTTTAGCTTGTCACCTTGGTCGATCACTATGATGTCTGGCTTAACGTGCTCAACGACATCTTTAAGCTGGTCTAACGTGTACTCGTGGATATCCAGCATGAAGACGCTGTCGTCTATCTCCTGCCACTTCTTGTAAGCCCGCGCTGGGTCCAGCTCAATCTCGGCAAGACTCATTCCCGCTCGGCTCATCTGGGCACGAAGCAAAGTCTTCTCTGACTTCTCTTCATTAACGACGTAAAGTACACGGGCACCCTGATCCGCAAAGCCATCAGGAGCAAAGCACAAGGTGA